TCCCATTCTCCCACCATAAACCTTAGCAGCAATTTTCTCTGGATTTCTAGCAAATGATTCAGCTAAATTACCTGGAAAATACTTGGGGAAAATCTTCTTTAGTCCATCTGCAGAATAATTCAAATTTTCATTAACGACTTTGAACCCACCGGATTCATGACCACATTGTGCCAAGAAGTGAGCCAGTTTAAGTGCCGTATCAATTTTGAATTTAGCTGCGGTTTCAGGGATTTGTGAGATTACCGCATCAGGAATATGACCCTTCAACTTTTCTAAATTTAACCCACCGACCTGAGGGGCGACTTGAGTGGTACCGACCAATACATTTTTTCCCATAATAGTTTCCCATGACTTAGGACCTACAATACCATCAGGAGTTAAACCATTTTTTAGTTGAAATGATTTTACCGCTTCTGTAGTTTTTGCACCGAAAGAACCATCAGCACTCAAACCTAATTTTTCTTGTAACTTTTTTACATCATCACCTTTAGAACCTTCTTTAAGTAGCATAGTATTTTTTTTCTATAAATAGTTTATTTTTTTTCTTTCCCCCCTCTTGTGTGGCATACTTGATACCCATGATTGTTCCTACTATTGAAAAGACATTCGTTAATAACACACTAAACATATTACTCCAAGTAGACTTAGCTTTTGCCATATATTCAAATTAGTATCTTGGTAATCATAAATATTCACAATGCGGGTATCAAAGTATTTATTAATAAAATTATTTAGTGGAATTATTGAACGAAATAGAAAGAATCAAATCAGTGATGGGTGTTGACCCCAAAGAAAATCAGGGACCCTCTATGAATATGAATCTCAAAAAGTTTGTTCATACGCTCGAGGTGATGAAACTATATTCCCCAACAATTGAAAAAATGTTGATGGACCTTTCAAAATTGGCTGAAGCTCAAATTATAGATTTTGATTTGATGGAGCGTGGATTGAGAAAGGTTATTTTAAAAAAGGGAGACAAAACAAAAAATGTTCAAGACTATTTAGGTAAGATTCTTAATTCTCTGAAATACAGAGAAAGAAAAGGATTGTATGGTACAGAACCCGAAAGAGAAGATTATGAGTTCGAGATAGAAGAACCTTCAATAATTCCGAAAAAGGTTTACAGAAAAGAATTATATGAATTACAAATAGAACTCTTGAAATTACAAGAATGGTTGAAAGAAACAGGAAAAACAGTGATAATTGTTTTTGAGGGAAGAGATTCAGCTGGTAAAGGGTCTACAATCAAAAAGTTCACAGAAAATTTAAATCCGAGATACTACAACGTAGTCGCTTTGGGTGTACCAAGTCCTGAAGACAGGAAAGATTGGTGGAATAGATACAAAAAACAAATTAGACCGGGTATGATTAATTTGTTTGATAGAAGTTGGTACAATAGAGGTTTAATCGAACCTGTTATGGGTTATGGTACACCTGAGGAATACGAGGATTTCATGAACAATGTGGAAGATTTCGAAAATGATTTAGTCAAAGAGGGGGATTACCTTTTTAAACTTTGGTTCTCTATAGAAAAAGATACCCAAAAAAGAAGATTTGATATCAGACAAAAATCGCCTTTGAAATATTGGAAATATTCACCAAACGATTCAAAAATGCAAGATTTGTGGGATAGATTCACGGAGTTCAAAGAAAAATTATTTGACAAAACATCCACAGTCAATAATCCTTGGGTAGTAATTGATGCCCAAGATAAAAGAGTTTCAGGTTTGAATGCAATCCGTTATGTGCTTCAAAACATACCTTACGAAGGTAAAGATGAAGAAGTATTAGATAAGGAATTTCCTGAAGTTCTTGCAGTTTTAAAACCACAATAGTATGAAAAACTTAAGACAATTAATCAGAGAAACTTTAGAGGAACATCTCGACAAATCGCTCATTTTAAAAGAAGATGTCAATATTTCTGATGCTTTACATTATCACATAGAAAATGGTCTGACTCTTACAAATAATATTTTCAGAGTATATTCCGAAGGATATTTTGATTTGGTTAATGAGGTGAGAAAACTTTGGTCTGAAAATAAAATTGAACTCAACGAAGAGGACGCTTTGATGGTGGAGTCAGATTTAGGCAAAAGAGTTAAGATTGGTGAAGAAATTGTATACCTCGATGCCCCATTTGAGCTTGATGAAGAAGAAGTTCTTGAGGAAGCTAAACACAGAGGTAAAAACGTTAAACTTGGTAAACCATTTAGAACACCAGGTGGACCTAAAAAGTTTGCGGTCTACGTGAAATCAAAGAATGGTAACGTAAAAAAAGTAACTTTCGGAGACCCGAAACTCAAAGTTCGAAACAGAAACAAAGGTGCCGCAAAATCATTCAGAGCAAGACACAAATGTGACCAAAAGAAAGATAGAACCACCGCTGGTTATTGGTCTTGTAATGTTGGTAGATATGCTAAACAACTCGGATTATCTTCATCAAATTCTTGGTAATGACCTCAGATAAACTTGAAACTTATTTACAACGTTATTTGGACAATGTTGTTTTTCCTCGAATAGAATTTGAAGAGGGAGATGATAGGTTTGACAAAATGGTGGTTCATGATATATTGAAAGGAAGTTATCAACCTCCAATAATTCATGTTTTTATAGATACCGAACCATCTGTTAATAGACTATCAACCCGAACTCGTAATAAGTTCAGTAAAATTGAGAAAGAAATAATTGATTTTTTTAGGTTTATTCCTATTAAATTTCCAGTCAAAGTTCATTGGAACTCGAGACCTTTAAAAGCCGACAAACAAAATTATGACTTTTCCATTTGAACAAACAAAAGACAAATTAGGAAAAATCACAAGGACTTTTTCGCCAGATGTTGATTCTGATGAATTGAAGTGGCATCAAGATTTGAAAGATAGAAAAGTTACAATAATTGAAGATGGTGGATGGTCTTTTCAAACGGACGACAGTTTGCCGAACAAATTGGTTGTTGCCGAACAACTTTGGATTCCAAAATTTGTTTGGCATCGTGTAATAAAAGGTAAGTCAAATTTGGTTGTTGAAATTGAAGAATTCGATTGATATAGAAAAGATTCAATACTTCAAATACAAAGCAACAACTAATTTAATTGTTGAATGTGTTAGAGAGTTTCCAATCACTGAAGAAATCAAAACTTATATTTTGACAAATGATAATTTGGAACTCGAAGAAATTGACGGGAAATTGATAGTCCTAATATAAATCTTTTACTTTGAACTTCTTTACAAACTCAGGGAAAGCCTCTTTATAAGATTGTTGAGTTTCATCAGTAATTTTACTTGTAAATTGCCAATTCCAATAAAACTTATCGTTTGGTTTGAACCCGTAGAACCCATGAACTCTTCTTTGGGTATCCACCACGTCAATACCATTCCAATTCTGTCCTGTACAAATAAAACCACTTTGTATATTCTCTAAAAGATTCGATTCTCCCAACGTAGCGTGTCTATTTTCTAACCATGTCAATCTTTCAATTAGTTGTTGATAAAAAACACTGGCCTGACCCCATCTCACAGAAGCAAAAAATATTACAGCGTTGGATTCAAATAACTCTTTTGATATCTTCCAAAGTTCATCATCTTTGAAATTGATACTTGCCCAACATCTGTGATGACCTGTTGGGTTTTTTCTTTCATCATCTAATTTTGCCTTTTTCAATCCACAAGAATTACCATCCGCCCTTGAAACGTTCCCTTCACAAGGATGAATCTTGAGTTCAGGTACATCAATAAGAACCGCTTTACTACCAAGATATTCCTCAATCATCATTGCTAAAATAGTTGACTTAGGGATGTCTACGTTGTTTGGGTCCCAATTGTATCTATTTGAACATGCAAGTAAAAGAACTTTATCAAGTTTTTCAAGCTCGGAAATAGTACGTTCCAAAGACTTGAAATTACCTGTAGAGGTATTTTTCAGCGTAACATTATACTTGTCGTATAATTCGTTTAGTTTATGCATCTTCTATAAATATACTATCCCTGATAATAAAAAACCCACCGTTTAGTGGGTTAATTATTAGGCGATGTTAGGTCGTTCATAAACCGGTACTTCAGTCTCGGTAGAATATAATTCACGGATTGCTGTGTCGTAGAATCGATACTCTTCGACAGTTTCGGGAGTTGATTCGTCAATAACGACATGTCGAGGTTGTTCTTCCGCAACTCTCAATTCACTTACTTTTTCCATCCCAATAAGACACTCCTGATGAACCTGTTCTTGAAGTTCAGCGGAACATAAGTTTTTATTGGTATCCCCGGATTTGAATATTTTACACACCGTTGAAAACAAATAATTATCAACATTCACATCCAAGAAATCAAGTCTTTGGTCTTCAGCATTCCAAAAACTTAACTCCCTACTATCCAAATCTCTAAATCCTGCGAACTTATAACCTGTTTTTTTATTGATAAAATATACTAAAATACCTGTTCTCCAATACCTCTCAAAATATTGTTTTTCGTGTTTGGAAGTTGTACACCATTTTGTACCGGCACCATATTTCAACGAAGATAAAAAAGTTAATGGACGAACAATCACCCAAGTTTCATCTTCATATTCCTTGGTAACTTGATTTTCCATTTCATTCGAAAATTCTCTAAGAGATGCCAAAGTAATTGCACCTCTCATCTCATCTACGGAACTATAAGAGGTCACATCATTTTTTTCTATGAATCCTCTCTCCATAAGTTCAGTAAACTCACTAAAAGTAGAATAGAGGTTGTGTGAAAAATAGTCTGATAAATACCACATGAAATACGTTTGATTAGTAGTGAGACCTTCACAATTAATCCCATAATTTTGTAAACGCTCTCTTATCTCTTTAATTCTATGTGCGTAGTCCGAAGGAACCACATTTTGTTTTTTGAAATCAAATCTCTCACCAAAAAGTTTACAGAGAAGTGCTAAATATTTGTGGCTTTTGGTGTTATCTAATCTACAAAGAATATCAAAAATCGTCATGTTCAATTCAGGATATTGTTTTTTGAGTTCGTTCAATCTTGACATAAAGTTTTTTTGAAAAAAATAAAAGAAAAAGGTTGAAGAGTCAAAATAAAAAAGGTGGAAGTTATCCACCTTTTGCGGAGAGAGAGGGGGTCGAACCCCCAAGGCTTTTACACCCGACTGTTTTCAAGACAGCTTCCTCACCATTCGGATTCTCTCCGTTATTCATATAATTTAATAAAATCTTTTCCATATTTGTCAATAACATAATTGATATATGGTTTCATTTGTTTCTCATACAAAATTACAAGATTATTTTTGAATTGTCTAATCTTTTCTTTATTTTCTTCATCCATTTTTTCAAAACTTCTTCTCCCTTTTATTTCATAAAAAGTATCCGACACTATAAAATCTGGATGATATTTTCTTTTTTGATTTTTATATTCATATTCGAAACCTAACTGATTCCTTTCAAATTTAATACCATTCTCGATATTATATATTACCCAAGCCAATTCCCAACTACTATCACACCAATACCCTTTATACCACCCCTTTTTACCTCTTCCACTACCTTTTCTTAAACCACCCGATAAAGGATTTTTTTTCATTGATTCCGATATTTTTTTTTTCCTTTCTAATTCTTTTTCTTCGGTCAATGCTTTACCAATATCTTTTCTTCCTTTTAATGCATTACTAATTTTTTTTCTATATTCATCCGAATAAACTCCTTTTTTACCTTTATTCCAAGGTATAATTGGTAATGTTGTTTTATAACCGGTCATAAGCCATGCTGGTGTCCCTTTGAATTTTCCTTTCTTTTTTTCGGAATCTTTTTTTCTTTTTCCTTCACAAGAATTGGGTGATTTTTCACAACATCCTTTACCTGACTTAAAAAAGAACTTTGCTTCTTTTCCACAACCAAAAGAACAAATTATTGGCATCATACAATAAATATCACGAAATGTGTGTAAAACAAGACACTTGTATTCAATCACTAATTTTTTTCAAACTCAGACATTTATACTATATTTGCATCATGAAAACAATACTTATCTCCATTTTATTAATTTTTTCTTCACAAATATTCTGTCAATCTACCGACATTTTATATGTGCCAAGTCAGAAATCTCTAATCGCAACATATAAAGGATACAGTCCTCTTGGGTTTTATGTTGGAGGTTATTTCAAGACAACATTTCCCCAACCTTACATTTATACAACCCCCCTCAC